CAACACCAAGGCGGATAATAAAAAGTGAGCCAAACCCTACTCCAACGCATTACCCACCTGATCGAGCAACAGCGCATCCAGGGCGGCTGGGACGATGAACTCGTCGCCGCCAAGATCCTCGACCTCGTCAGGCGCGACGAACAAGCCGACAAGGTCACCCTGATCGAGGGCGACCCTCCCGAAACCGTGCAGGCGGTGTGAAACTTGGGGCGACCATCAAAATTCACCGAGGAACTGGCGAATGAGATTTGCCGCTTGCTGATCGAGGGCAAAAGCCTGCGCGATATCTGCTCCGACAAGGCGTTTCCCGATCGCCTAACGGTTATACGATGGAAGAACGAAAACGAATCGTTTCGTAGCCAGTATGTGCGCGCGAGAGACGATCAAGGCGACACTTATGCTGATTTAAGCTTGCACTCCGCGACGACGATTGAAGACGCCGCGAAGGCTCGTCTCGCTTATGACGCTTACAGATGGTACGCGGGTAAACTTAAGCCCGGCACCTACGGCGACAAGGTTCAACACGCCAACGCGGCGGGTGATGGAGACGTGACGATACAGGTCGTGAAGTTTAGTTCCAAGAGCAAAACGGAGTGACCATGCTGCACGCTTCGACGTTCGAATACCTGAAGCCGACAGACGACCAAATGGACCACATGGCCTATGTGCGGGCGGCTTTTGCTGAGTTCACGTCGCATATCGGCGTCCATATCCCAGAGGGTCCAGACAAGACCTACCTGATGCGACAGCTACGCGACTGCGCGATGTGGGCCAACATCGCGATCACGCGCAATCCGGACGGGTCACCACGAACGTAACGATCCCTAACGGTTGGGTACCCAACGACTATCAAATGCCGCTCTGGGACCACCTGGAGGGCGGCGGCAAACGCGCCGTCGCCGTGTGGCACCGACGCGCGGGCAAGGACTCCGTCGCTCTCAACTGGACCGCCGCCGCCGCGCACCAGCGCAAGGGCACCTATTGGCACATGCTGCCAACCCAGGCGCAGGCGCGCAAAACGGTGTGGGACGGCATCGATCGCGCGGGCCGCAGGATGATCGACCAGGCGTTCCCGCCCTCGATCCGGATCAATCATCGCAAAGACGAAATGAAGATCGAACTGAAGTGCGGTTCGGTCTGGCAGCTCGTGGGCAGTGACAACTACAACGCGCTGATCGGCGCCAACCCGGTCGGCGTGGTGTTCAGCGAATACTCGGTCGCCGACCCCGCCGCCTGGGACTACATCCGACCGATCCTCGCCGAAAACGGCGGGTGGGCGGTGTTCATCTACACCGCGCGCGGTCGCAACCATGGCGCGCTGCTTTACGAAATGGCGAAGGGCAACCCCTCGTGGTTCGCCCAGCTACTGACGGTCGATGACACCCGGGTGATCGGCCCCGATGTCATCGATGAGGAGCGCGCCGCCGGCATGTCGGAGGACATGATCCAGCAAGAGTTTTATTGCAGCTTCAGCGCCGCCCTGGTGGGCGCCTACTACGGTCGACAGATGTCCGACGCCGAGAAGGAAGGCCGCATTGGCAACGTCCCTTACGAGCCGAACCTTCGCGTCGAGACATGGTGGGATCTGGGTGTCGGCGACAGCACGGCCATTTGGTTCGTGCAACGATATCAGCGCGAGATCCGCGTGATCGACTATTACGAGATGAGCGGCGAGGGACTGTCGCATTACGCCAAGGTTCTGCAAGCGAAACCATACGTTTACAGCCGTCACATCGCGCCGCACGACATCGAGGTGCGCGAATTCGGCACCGGCAAGACGCGCCGCGAGACCGCCGCGGGTCTCGGCATCCGGTTCATCCTGGCGCCCAACATCGGCATCGAGGACGGCATCGACGCGGTGCGCGCCATGCTGCCTCGATGCATGTTCGACATAAAGAAATGCGAACGCCTGATTGAGGCTTTACGGCAATACCGCAAGGCGTGGGACGACAAGAACAGGCGCTTTCAGGACCACCCGCACCATGACTGGGCCTCACACGCCGCCGACGCGGGTCGTTACGGCGCCGTGACGCGCGACCCGGCCACCGAGACGCGACCGCGCGTGCCGGTGTTCGAAACGCATGACGCGGGCATGGGGATGCTGGGATGATCTCATTGCTGGTCTGGCTGCTGGTCCTGTGCCTGATCCTGGGCCTGATTATCTGGGTCATTCAGATGATTCCGTTACCGCAACCGTTCGGCACTATCGCCATCGCGATCGTCGCGGTGATCTTCATTCTGATCCTGGTGTCCTTCCTTCTCGGTGAAGTACCGTTGCCGCGAGGGGGCCTGCGCTGATGTCAGGTCCGGTCTACGCCTATCACACCACGCCAATCGATGTGACGGCGGAACGGATCGCCGCGCCCACGCCGGGCATGCTGGCGGATGTCAACGCCGTCTACCGGCTTGAGGTCGCCCCGTTCACGCGCTACCACAGCGACGGCGCCGCGCTTGTGATGATGAGCGATAGCGGGGGCGCCGCGCCCCCCGGCGAAGCCGCGCTGCCGCTGTCCGGTGGCGCGATGACCGGGCCGCTCTATCTCAATGCCGATCCCGTGGACGCGCCGGATGATTCATCCGACCTGTTGGCCACGACCCGGCATTATGTCGATGCCGGCAATAACCTGAAGCAAAACACCTGGGGTGTCTCGGACGGTTCCGACGCGGCGGTGGGCGATGTGGGCGAGTACCTCGTGTCCGCCAACGCCGAGGGGGTCACGTTGCCTAACAACACCCCGGCCGCGGTTTGCTCGCTCGATCTTACCCCGGGTGACTGGGAGATCTGGGGGACGGTGGATTTCCGTCCCGCCGCGGGCGTCAGCCCGAACGCCATCGCCGCCGCGATCAGTACCCGCCCTGATGCGTTGCCCTCGGATGAAGACCTGATGACCGGTGTCGGCGTGCTGAACATGTTCGCCACGCCATCTCTCACCTCTGGCCAGCGTCAGGTGCTGATGACCGGGACGTGCCGGTCTAACTCCGCTGCCGCGCTGACCCTGTATCTGGTCGGCCAGACGACGCTGGGCGGCACCGGCACGCTCATCGGCAAGGGTTATATCTGCGCGAGGCGCGTGCGCTAAGTGAGCGACGTTCTCGACGCTCTCCCGCGCGCCGTCGCGGATCTGATCGCGCCGCACCTCGGCGGCGAGGAGGACAGCCCGACGCTGGCCGCGATCGGCGTGGAGATCGGCGCCAAGCGCGACGAAGCCAAAATGGCGCGCAAGATGTCGGGCATCGAGGACGCGTGGCGCGCCGCTGACGAAGCCTACGAGGGCATAGACGACGCGAACCGTGGCGAGGTGGGCGACGGTGGACGCTGGGCCAAGCCGATGAGCGTGGATGGCCCGCTGATGACGGAGCGCAGGAACAGGAACCCAGACCACCGATCGACCGCGTTCCTGCGGCTCACCTCGCGCTATGTGGACGCGGGCGCGGCGAAGCTGGGCGAGATCCTGCTGCCCGCCGACGACAAGGCGTTCTCGTTCCGGGCGATGCCGGTGCCGCGCCTGATCAAGGCCAAGGAGGACACCAGCCAGGTCGTCCACGGCGACATGGGCGTGCCGCTGACGCGCCCGGCGCAGCCCGGCGAGACCGGCGCGCCCGCTGCCCCACCCGGCGCACCACCAGCCGGTGGCGACCCCATGGCGGCAGCCGCCGCGGCGTTGCAGGCTGGCGGGCAACCCGCCCCAGGCGCCACGCCAGGCGCACCGCCACCGCCAGCGGGCCAACCCGGGCAGGCGCTGACACCGCCGGGCACGCCGCTCGCCCCGGCCTCGCCCACGCCGCCAGGGCACGTCCCGCTGACGGTCAAGGACCTCGCCGTCGAAAACATTCAGATGGCGGACGAGAAGGCCAAAGCGGCTGAGACAAGGATCTATAACTGGCTGCTGTCGTGTCAGTATCGCGGCGAGATCCGCAAGGTGATTTTCGACGCCGCGCGCATTGGCGTGGGCGTCCTGAAGGGTCCGACGCCGCGCACCAAACGCGTGATGGCGTTGACGAAGCAACGCCACGGCGAGGACCTTAAGGTCATCATCAAGGACACCATCCAGCCGGCGGCGGTGTGGGTGGACCCGTGGAACATTTTCCCCGACCCCGCGTGCGGTGAGAACATCCACGACGGCAGCTACATCTTTGAGCGCGACCACATGTCGGCGCGGCAAATCCGCAAGCTTAAGAGCCTGCCCGGTTATATCGGGGACGCGATCGATCAGGTGCTGGATGAGGGACCGAACAAGGCCTACCGGTCGGAGACCGATCGCGGTCCCGGGTCGAAGCGCGACAAGGATCGTTTCGAAATCTGGTATTTCCAGGGCACGCTGACCAAGGAGGAGATGCGCGCGATCGACATGGCCTCGGGCCGCGATCCTTACACCGACGAAGATGCCGAGAACGACAAGCGCGACGAGGTGTTCGTGATCGTGACGTTGATCAACGACACGGTCATCCGCGCCACGATCAATCCGCTCGACAGCGGCTCGTTCCCGTATAACTCCATGCCGTGGCAGCGGCGCGCCGAAAGCTGGGCCGGCGTCGGCGTGGCGGAACAGATGCGGACGCCGCAACGCATGGTCAACGCCGCCGTTCGGGCGTTGCTCAACAACGCGGGCAAGAGCGCGGGCAGCCAGTTGGTCATCGACCAGAGCGCGATCATACCGGCGGACGGCCTGTGGACGATCACCCCCGATAAGATCTGGTTCAAGACCAACGACGGGCCGCAGGACGTGCGGCAGGCGATGATGGCGATCGCGATTCCCAACGTCACCGAGCAACTCATGTCGATTATCACCCTGGCGGAACGGTTCGCCGAGGAAACGACATCGATCCCGCTGATCACGCAGGGGCAGTCCGGGTCGACCACGCCAGACACGTTCGGCGCGACGCAATTGCAGAACAACAACGCGAACCAGCTTCTCCGTTCAATTGGCTACAGTTTTGACGACTTCATCACCGAGCCTCTGATACGCCAGTTTTACGAGTGGCTGTTGCTCGATCCTGATGTCCCCAACGAGGAAAAGGGCGAATTCGAGGTCGACGCGCACGGCTCCGTCGCGCTGGTCGAGCGCGCCATTCAGGACCAGAGCATCGCGCAGATGGGCAACATGGCGGCGAACCCAATTTACGGTATCGATCCGAAAAAATGGGCCGCGCTGTTCCTGAAATCCAAGCGCCTCGATCCCACCGACATGCAATACACCGAGGAAGAGCAAGAGAAGATGGCCGCGGCGCCGCCGCCCGAGCCGCCCCCGGTCACCGTCGCGCGCATCAACGCCGACACGCAGATCAAGCTTGGCGTGATGAAGCAAACCGCCGATCAGCAGACGCAGCAGGCCGAACAGCGCGTGGCCGACGCCGCCAACACGCTGGAGGGGCAGAAGCTGCACGTCCAGGCCACCGTCGATTTGCACGAAATGGAACAGAAACGCCAACTGGCCATGCTGGACTACGCCAACCGCCACCAGATCAGCCTCGACCAGACCAAGGCGGAACTCGCGCAGACCGCGATGAAGCTACAGGTCGAACAGCAACTGAACGCGATCAACAACGCGATCCACACGCGCGACACGCACGCGGCGCATGTGGTCGATGTCCACAAGCACGCGGTCGACACCGCCGAGGCAGCGCGCCAGCACGCCGTGGACACCGATCACGCGGCGGTCACGCACGCGCTCGACTCGGCGCACGCGGCCCGGCAGGCGGACCAGCAGACGGCGGAACAGCGGCGCCAGCACACCATCGACACCGGATCGGACCTGTTCAAGCACCAGAACCCGCCAGCCGTTCAGGTCCCCGGCAAAGCGGCGAACGGTCAGGCGGCATCACAGGTGAACCCATGATCGACTGGTATCAGCACGCGCTTGAGGTCGGCCTTCAGATGGTCGACATGGAGCGCGAGAACGCGTTGCTTAAGCGCGAGGTGGATATGCTGCGGCGGCTGTTGGTGGAGCGCGCCCAGATCCCGGCGCCGGTCAACCCGTTCCGCGCGTTCCCCGTCGAGCGGCGGCGCGTGGGTGGGTAGGTGCCTTTGATCAACGGCACGGCCAACGCCGACCCGGCGCCGCCGGAACTGACCTCGGGCGGTGGGGTCATGGACTGGCTGTCGGGCATGTTCGGGGGCGAGCGCGCGTTGCCGACGTTGCCCGCCGAGCCTGCGGGGCCGGCACGGGACGCTTATGCCGGGCAGTCCATGACGATGCCGCGCGCGGACTTCAGGCCCGGCACGGACATTGGAGGCAGCGTTCCAATGTCCGCCGAGCAAGCAGACCGCATGCGCGAGGCGTCGATGGAGTTGCACGACGCGACGATGCTGGCCGGCGGTCCCATGGGCGCCGAGGCCGGGACCGGCGCGGTGGCGCTGGCGTCGAGGCGGGGACTGGCGAACCCGCCGCCACCGTCGAGGGGGTTGATCAACGCGACGGGTGAAGCGCCAGGGCCGGTCTCGATCCTGAAGGACGGCACGATCCTCTCCGGCGAAACGCCGGTCGGACGCGTGAAATACGACCACGGCGATGCATCCACGCGCATTGGCGACATCGCCATCAATCCATCGATGCAGAACCAGGGCATCGGCTCTCAGGTGATCCGTCAGATCCAGGACGAGGCGGCGGCGCGCGGCAATCCGGTCGTGCTGTCCACCGACGCGTTCCGCGGCCCGCAGGCACAGGCGGACCAACTACGGCTCTATCAGCGGCTGGGGTTTGAGCCGAACACCGGGCCGGGTCAGGTGTCGGAGCGGATTGGCGGCAGGAAGATCGCGGAGGACCTGGTGTGGCAACCGCCCGGCTTCACGGCCTACCACGGCAGCCCCCACGAGTTTCCGCCAACCGCGCGCAATCCGTTGGGAGAGTTCGACCCGGTAAAGATCGGCACGGGCGAGGGCAGTCAGGCCTTCGGGGTTGGCGCGGGATATCTCGGTGAGGCGGAAAACACGGCGAAATATTATCGCGACAGGTATGGGCCGCAG